TTCCAGCGATGTGAGCGATAGTTTCGTGAATATTCCGCTCCGGGCACGCGAAAGCTATATAGAGTTACCAAGGCTGACAGCAGCTTTGGATTATCCGTAAATATTTTTGATTTTTGTGTGCCTACCTCTATCTGCATCAATCTATTATAGATGAGAATCCTTTTTTGAGGAATTTTATATGACTGAAAAAACTACGACAAAAAGTTCAAAGAGCATGTCAGAAGAAGATATACTAGAGCTTCTTCTTAAGGACGCTCCTAAAACAGATGAGGTAGAGCTAGAGCTTCCATCAAAGTGCTTAAGCTATAAGACTCTGAACGGCAAGACTCCAACGCTTCGTCCTATGACCTTCGATGATGAGAAGGCCATGATTTCGCACAAGAACCCTAATGTAGATCCCCTAAACGCTCTATTGTCTAGGTGTCTGAACAATGTATCTATTTCAGATCTTTATCAGGCAGACAAGTTATACATCCTCCTCAAGCTTAGAGAAATCTCTTACGGAGACGATTATCCAGTAAACATTAATTGTCCCTCATGTAAGAAAGAGTCCTCTATGAACTTCAAGCTATCGGCTCTGAGAGTAAACTATGTTGATGATGATTTCTCTGATCCAGTAGAGGTCACTCTCCCTCAGCTAGGTCATAAAGTCGGCGTTAGGCTACCTAGAGTGAAGGATGAGCATTACTTTGAAACCACAGATCTTGCGCTGTCTAATTTGTGGAGATTCGTAGAGTACATCAACGAGTTCGATCAAAAGACTGTAATCTCCAAATTCTTGGAAAAGATCCCTCTCCGTGACGCCCATGCCATATTGGCTGCCATCTCCGGTAAGCAGTTTGGAGTTGAGACACAAGTTCAATTCCTGTGTCCATACTGTAATACAACTAGCAAGATGGAGATGCCTATTACCTCTGATTTTTTTACAGCGAACTAAAACAGGTACTTACCAAAGATAACCTGTTTTTAGAAGCCTATATATTGGTGAAGCATTGTAGATTCTCCTACTCTGATGTCAAACTTATGACCAAGGAGGAGCGGGACCAATTTCTCAAGCTTTACCAAGAAGAAATAAAGAGGGAACAAGATGCAGTTAAACAACACAACTCTCGTAGATAGGCAAAACCGCCCCCAAGTTAATCAGAGGGTCGGCCTTAGAGCATATTTCATTAACGATGGTCAATATGTAGATCCTTATGCTGTAAGTAGTGTCAAGCTTTTTAAGAACTCCTCTGTAGTCTCTGGGACTATTCTGGATAGCGACGAGCGTTTGGTTAGCGCGACTCCCTTGATGACCTTTGCTAACGATTCGGCTCTAACTTCTTCTGATGATTTTGACGAAGTAAATTATATCCCCGGAACGGGAGCGAGTGGGATTTATAAAAAAGGGGTAGGGGAGTATGTGGTTGTTCTCGATCAGATACTCGATGTATCAGGATATGATGAGACTACCGCCTCTACAGGCAAGGCTACTAATCTAAGTGCTGTTACAGATTATGTTGATATTTGGACAGTCCAGCTTACCGCAGCATCTAAGTATCAGGTTTATATAAACAAGTTTAAACTCTACGAGGATACCTTTTTTACTATAACAGAACCTCTACAGTTTAAACCTAGCAATACTCTATACAATAAACATGTTAGATTAGGTGAGGTTATTGATCTGAGAATTGGCACCGAAATAGGTGTTATGAATCAAGACATCTCAGAAGAGATCAAAAACATATTTAAAACCTCTGTAATCAACAATGCTTCACTTGAGATCAAGAAAGTGAATCAGGATCACAACTTTGATGGACCCTTCACGGTTAGCTCTTTCGCTTCAACCGCTAACCTAACTACCATAAGCTCAGATAATACGATTAGTATGTCTTTCGATACTAATAATCTGACCAGCTTGGAGGCGTTCCAACTCGGAAACTTCGGGAGCGTGACTGGGACTTACAGCGTGCAGGTAAAGTATAATTTACTTAACCAGACGATAATAAGTCCACTGTTCTATCTCACAGTGTCGTAAGGAGGTGATCAATGAGGTAGTCGTAGTCATACGACTTCGTATCGCTACGAACATATTCCTGTAGGTTGTACCCTTGGATGTGTGCTTCGTTCCAGTCCTTGTATCTCGAAGGGGGATGGCAGATGTAGAGGTCTGCCATCCTTTTTAGTTTCCGAAGATAATCGAAACGAGTGATACCTTTCTTACCAGCATCGTCATTGTCGTAGCCGATAATGATCTTGCCTTTGAAGGTAGATAGCTGTTCGATCTGGTGATCGGAGACCGAACAGCCTTGCGTGCAGGTTGCATTGACGCCCTGAATCTGGAGGGCAATCGCGTCAAGCGGACCTTCGCAAATTACAAGGTGATCAGCAGATTCATCGTAGTCGTAGAGTACATGAGATGAACTAGGCCAGCCTTCAGATGAGGCCGGGTTTAAGTATTTAGGTGTCTCGTCCTGCAAAGTGCGAGCTTGGTAATAAAAAATCTCCTCTCCGTAAGGAATAATTAGGCGACCAGAGGTGCGGCCATCCATTGAGAGGAAGAACTTACGCTTACCATCCCAAAGCTTACGGGACTGGAGGAAGTTCCACGCACGCACACGATGGCTCTCAGGGCTGATAGCATCATGCTCAGTGATCTCAGAAAGGGTCAGGTCAACACGCTCTACAGGCTCCTCGATGAAATCCTCAGTGTACTTGTCCTCGTTCTCAAGCTGCTTGAAGGCTAGATCCTTGTGTGCCTGCGAGAAGGTCTTACCCTCAAGGAATGCGTACAGAGAGACGAAGTTACCACGGTTTCCCGTCTTGAAGCACTGGAACAGTCCAGTGTTAAGATTGATGGACATGTGCTTCTTCCAGTCGTCAGCTATAAATATAGAGGGAACAATAAGCTCGGTGCTGTCGGAGGATATTCTCCGATTACTCTTGAACTTTTCGAGCAGGTAATCTCTAATAAACTGAGGTGAAACCATGTTCATAAATACTATCTCCGAGTCGAAATCAAAAATTTACAGTGAGTGCCACTTGAAGTACAAGTACCGTTACATTAACCGCTACGAAGAGGAGGCTGGTAATGCTGATGCTCTGCATTTCGGTTCGTACATTCATAGGATTCTTGAGTTGGGTGTTGATGCCAGTGGTGTTGACCAGCTTCGTATAATAGCCGATGACGAGAGAAAAAACTACGACTTTCCCGATTCTATGTTAGGACGGGTCGAACGGTGCCTCAAGAACTTCTTCGAGTTCAACAAGAACCTATCAGAGACGGTAGCGACCGAGATGGTCTACGAAGTGGTTTACGATCAGGAGAAGGACATCCGACTCAATGGTGTGATCGACCGTATCGTCAAGGGAAAGGATGGGTCTTACCTTATCATTGATTATAAGACATCCAAGCGCGAGCTTTCGGAGGTAGACCTCTTTCAGGACCGTCAGCTACAGGGTTACGCCTACGCTATCCACAAGATGATGAAGGTGCCTCTCGATAAGATTGTCGTGGCTCACTTCTACCCGCTGACTGGTAACTTCGTACATGTTAAGTTTTTTCCAAGCCAGATCAAGCAGTACCTCTCAGAGAAGGTTAAACAGGTCTGGGATATCCGTAAAAAGAAAAAGGACGAGTTCAAGGCCAGCCGGAACAACTTCTGTAATTGGTGCGGCTACAAGAAACTCTGTCCTGAGTTCAACGATCAGATGGTGATCAATAAGAGGATAGAAAAACTAGAAGAAGATAAAAAGAATAGAAAGAAGTCCGATTAGGATGTAGAAAGAAAAGAAGCCCATAAAGTATATTCCAGAGAGGACACCAGCCAGAGGGCCTAGAGCATCTACTAGAACAGACAGGTGGGCTACATCAAGTATTTCGTTTTGGTCTTGGTTTGTCATTGGTGATTAATGGATGATAGAGATCAATCTCTATGGTTTCAAAAAAATTACTTACCTGTTCTTCAGAGTACCGACACTTCTTGTGTAGATAGTTAAATAGACTAGTTTTCTTTACAGTCTTTTGTTTACTTAACGATTCAAGTATCTTAATCTGAAAGTGCTTTATAAACTTTTCTGAATACTTAAATCTCCATTTCTCTACGAAATCACTATGTAGAGTATGGTTGATTAAATCAATGAAATCTATTAGGTCGGATTCTTCACTCAAGCTTATATCCTCATATATACTATAAGAGAGGTCATCATGGAATTTTCAAAAGAAGCTCTGGATTTTATAAGTAATATCGGTGATGACCAGCGTAAAATACTTACCCCAGTAACTAATAACGCTAGTAACTTCTCTCCAGGGGATGTACTGATATTTACTTATAAGATGCCGGGTGCTGTGGGCAAAATCAGTGGAGAAGAGAGGGTTTTCATGGTGCTTAAGGGCCGTAGAGGTCCCGGAGTGTTCAAGAGCACCAGAGGTAATACTTTGGTAATGGGCGTCAAATTGGACACAAATAGAGCTTCGATAGAAGTAATCGTAGAAAACCTATATAAGAAGAGGAGGCGAGCATCTTACTACGGTAAGATTGTCCAATCCCTCAAAGCCCTGTTCGGAAAGGACTCGTTCAGGACTTACAACATTCAAGGAATGGGGAATAACTTACACAAGGTAAATATCCGTGGTAACTAGGCAAGAGGAGCTACTAGAACGCATTGAAGGTGCTTTAAGGGAGAATAGAGAGCCCTTAGAGAACATGGAGCGTAGTCTTAAGCAGTTTGCTGGTGTAGGTAAATTACTAAATTCAATAGAGAAAGAGGTAACTAAAACATTCGGTGAGGCTAACGATCTTCAGCGCAAAGCTTTAGGTATAGGAACTTCTCTGAACAGGTTTACTTCAGATTTCTCCCAGAACATCAACACCCTTAATTCAGGTATAACAGGGTACAGCCAAGCTCTAAAAACATCATTTGATCTTTATGAAGCTGGCGTAAGAAGGAACAATGAGGGATTAGCCACTTTAGCGCAGTTCACCAAAGCGACGGGCGGAAATAGTAAGGCTCTGGCTGGGCAACTAGCTAAGAACCTTGCAGGAGCCCAAGTAAGCGATAAGGAGCTTAACAGCCTCAGTATGAACACTATATCACTTTCTCAAAGGTTTGGTGTTAGCACTGAGAAGCTTGTAGGTGCCATCAACGCGATGGGAGCCCAACTAGACAACCTTAAGGCATTGAATCTAGGTGCCGAGGCTATTGACGCTTCTCAGAAGCTTG